CAACTATCAGAGTAAGTTTTAAAAACTGTTATCCTTCATCTTTATCTGGATTAGAGTATAATACTCAACTTACTGATACTGAAAATCTAACTGCAACAGTGACCTTCAAATACGATATTTACGATTTTGAAGTATTATAAATAATTATGAGCAGATGATAGGGTTGACTTGAACAATCAACTTTGAGTCTCCTCAGTGAGAAAATCTAGAACAGCAAGTTCTAACCAATCACTGCTCGCTTTTATTATTAAGGATGTGAAATATAATGACACTTGAAGAACTACAGACACAGGCCGAAAAAGACCTAAAGTTCGATGATTTAGAACTCGCAAACGAATCTCTTCGTTCTGCATCTTTACATCAAAAATATCTAACCATCTTCAACAACTTTAGACAACTCCATCTTATGAATGAGGGAACGTATCGTGTTCTCTATCGTAAGAAGTGGGAATACTATGGTGGTAAATCTACACCAGAAGTCTATCGTGATAATCCATTTGACCACAAAATTCTCAAACAAGATATACCAATTTATCTGGAGTCTGATGAAGAACTCATTAAGGCAAAACAGAAAGTTGAATACTACAAAATGTGTATGGATTCTTGTGAGAGAATACTAAAACAAATTCAGTCTCGTGGTTGGGATATCAAGAACGCTATTGAATGGCGTAAGTTCGTTGATGGTGCAGTATGACACACATAACAAAAAAGAATGAAGTGTATCTTACAGTTGACACAGAAAGGTCAACTGCGAGAGCCATAGCAGACTTTTTTACATTTGAAGTGCCGGGCGCAAAATTTATGCCCGCATATCGTAATCGTGTTTGGGATGGAAAAATACGATTGTTTTCTCCAGCGACAGGAGAATTATATTTGGGACTATTACCATATCTAATAAAATATTTGGATGATTATGGTGATGAATATACAATAAGTGAGGAACTTAAAGATGAAAAACATATCGACAGAAAAATACTTGATGGATTCATTAGACAGCTTAGACTTCGATCCAATGGGAGAAATATCAAACCTCGTGATTACCAAGTCGATGCCGTGGATTATGCAATCAGAAACCATAGGTCTCTTCTTCTCAGTCCTACTGCTTCGGGTAAGTCACTTATAATCTATATTCTTGTGCGTTATTATATGTTGCTTTTAGAATCAGAAGCAACAGATAAGATTCTAATTCTTGTTCCAACAACATCTCTGGTTGAACAGATGTATTCTGACTTTATTGACTATGGATGGCAAGAAGAGTATATGCAGAAGATATACAGTGGACACGATAAGAATATCACAAAACGTGTTGTCATTTCTACTTGGCAATCAATATACAAGTTTCCTACAAAATACTTTGAACAGTTTGGTTGTGTCATTGGTGATGAAGCACATCTGTTTAAAGCAAAATCTCTTACATCTATTTTAACAAAATTACATCTATGCAAATATCGGTTTGGTTTAACAGGAACACTAGACGGTATGCAGACACATAGATTGGTTCTAGAAGGGCTGTTCGGAGGACTAAATAAAGTAGTCACAACTAAAGAGTTGATTGACAAGAAGACACTTGCAGATTTCAAGATTAAAGCTTTGGTGTTGACATATCCAGAACATGAGTGTAAAATTGTCAAGGATATGAACTACCAAGAAGAAATTGAATTTATTGTAACTCACCCAAAAAGAAACGAATTTATCAGAGACTTGACTCTGGCACTGAAAGGTAATACTCTTGTTCTTTTCCAGTTTGTTGAAAAACATGGAGATGGACTATATAAACAAATTAATGAAGCGACAGAGAGAAAAGTTTTCTACGTCTATGGTGGGACAGACACCAATGAACGTGAGGAGATACGGGCGATTACTGAAGGTGAGAAGGACGCTATCATTATTGCGTCATACGGCACTTTTTCTACTGGTATTAATATTCGTAATCTCCATAACATCGTGTTCAGTAGTCCAAGTAAGTCCAGAGTTAGAACGCTGCAAAGTATTGGTCGTGGATTGCGTAGGAGTGAAACTAAAGATACCGCTACCCTCTTCGACATTGCAGACGATATCACATACAAATCAAAACGCAATTTCACTATCAATCACTTTTTAGAACGGATAAATATCTATAATGAAGAACAGTTTGATTATGAAATTAAAAGGATAAAACTAAAATGACCCAAGACAATCAGTATAAAATAATGAAGCTGTCAAGTGGTGAGGAGATTATTTGTAATTTGGTTGCAGATGAACACCCCAGAACTTTTAGTATTTCTTCCCCTTTAAGAATGATTTCAATGCCCAAGGTTACTAAACGTGGTGTTGAAGAGGCCTTATCTTTGCAACGCTGGATTCATTTTTCTGAGACAGAAGTATACGATGTTCCTAAAACTCAAGTATTAGTTATGACTAATGCCTCTATTGGACTATCCAAATTCTACGAACATTGTATTAAAAGAATGAAGATGGAAGATATTGAAGGCCCTACCGATAATGAACTTAGAGAAATTGACTATGAAGAAGAGTTTGAAGAAGAACCCTTTGATGAACCTAGTTCAAAGACATATCATTAGATCTATTCATTCTCAAACCCAGCATAGTAAATATACCCTCTTGTCAAGAGATTGTCAATAGATTTCGCTAATTATTTTTTCTCTTGACAATAGGTTAGGTTTACTGTATAGTGTATGAATAGTCGTAAATTTAATTACGACAAAATATGTGGAGTTATTATGGCTAAAAGAAAAACAGGAGTCCATTATGTTAATAATGCAGAATTCCTACAAGCAATGAAAGATTGGAAAGCCAAGTGTAAGGAAGCAGAGGAACTAGGTGACCCACAACCACCAGTTTCTAACTACATTGGAGAATGTTTCCTTAAAATTGCAAATCATCTTTCTTACCGACCAAATTTTATCAACTATACCTATAGAGATGAAATGATTTCTGATGGTATTGAGAACTGTCTACAGTATTGTAGTAATTTTAATCCAGAAAAATCGAACAATCCATTTGCGTATTTCACGCAAATTATCTACTACGCATTCATTCGTAGAATTCAAAAAGAAAAGAAACAACAACACGTTAAACACAAGATTATCGAAAATATGAATGTCGATATGCTTATGGACGGTGATGATGACCAGTCAGCATATGTTGATTACTTACAGAAGAACTTTCTTCCTGCTGAAGCAGTTTACAAACCCAAGAAGAAAAAGAAATCTGAACCCAAAGGACTTGAAAAATTTTATGATGATGAAGGTGAAGAGATAAATGAAGATAGCACTGATAACTGATACTCACTTTGGTGCAAGAAACGATAACATAGCATTCAACGAATACTTCTATCAGTTTTGGGAAAATACATTCTTCCCATATATTGAAAAGAATGGTATTGATACTGTTATCCACTTAGGTGATGTAATGGACAGACGAAAGTTTGTTTCCTATAAGATTGCAAAAGATTTTCGTGAGCGTTTCATTCAACGATTTGTTGATATGGGTGTAACACTACACATGATGGTGGGTAATCACGATACATTCTATAAGAACACAAACGATGTAAACTCTCTTGCAGAACTTGTTGAGGGAAGATATCCAAAGATGTTTGTATATCCAGATCCAACTACAGTGGATTTTGATGGAACACCTATTTGTTTTATTCCTTGGATTTGTGCAGAAAACTATGCAGACACAATGAATCATGTTAAGGATACCAAGGCTCAAGTTGCAATGGGACACTTAGAGATCAATGGTTTTGAAATGCACGCTGGACATTTTGCAGAAAATGGTTATAGTAAAGGATTTCTAAACAAATTTGATACTGTCTTTTCTGGTCACTTCCATAAAAAATCAGATGATGGTCATGTCTACTATTTGGGTAACACCTATCAGATGACATGGAGTGACAACGGTTGTCCTAAAGGTTTTCATGTTTTCGATACAAACACTAGAGAACTAGAAAGGATTGTCAACCCCTACACCATCTTTGAAAAAGTCTATTATGATGACTCTACAACAGATTATTCTGCCTTTGATGTCTTGACATTGAAGGATAAGTTTGTTAAAATAGTGGTAGTTAATAAAAAGGACTTTTATCAGTTCGATAGGTTTGTTGATAAAGTTCTTCATGAATCTGGTGCTCACGAGATAAAGATTGTTGAAGACTTTAGTGAACTTGATGCAGAGAATGTTGATGATGCAATCATTGAGAACGCAGAAGACAACATGACTCTGATTGAGCGTTATATTGATGAACTTGATGTTGACTTGGATAAGAAACGATTGACAAATATGATGAAGGGTCTCTATGTAGAGGCCAGTGATTTGGAGTTATAATTTGATTACCTTTAAGTATGTGCGTTGGAAGAACTTTCTTTCAACAGGGAATAACTTTACAGAAATTCAGTTGGATAGAAGTCCAACTACTTTGATCATTGGTGAGAACGGTGCTGGTAAATCCACTATTCTGGATGCATTGTGTTTTGGACTGTTCAATAAACCGTTTCGTAGTATTTCTAAGTCCCAACTTGTAAACTCTGTCAATGGTGGTTCGGCCATGGTTGAAGTGTGTTTCAATGTTGGTGGAAAAGAGGTTCGTGTATGTCGTGGTATCAAACCTAATAAGTTTGAAGT